GGGATATTGATGCTGATACCTGTACCGAAGCTGGACTGGGGCCAAAGACAGCACACAACTTATTAGAGTGGATATACGATAATATTTATACCATCGAAAGACTTCCACACACAATGAAGTTTGAAAAAAATAACAGAACTTCCAACCAAGGAGTAGTTTGTATCACTGGAAAGTTGAGCAGTTATAAAACGAAAGCTGAAGCAACAACAGTACTAAATGAACTTGGCTACGAAGTGAAATCAACTGTAACAAAAGATGTAACGATTCTAGTTAATGAGAGTGGCATTGAATCTGCGAAAGTAAAGAAAGCTCGCGCATCTGGAGTTACAATTATAACTAACCTCTCAGATATAACCGGAGACCAATATGGCGACACTTCCAAAGTGGACCGATGAGCGTACCGACACGCTGACTAACTTTGTCGGAGATGAGACTCCTGTCTCACAAGCAACTGTAGCAGAAGCTGCAGGCCAGTTAGAAACAACTACACGTTCTGTTTCTAGCAAGTTGCGCAAAATGGGATATGAGGTAGAGCTTGCTTCATCTTCTTCTAGCCGAGCTTTTACAGACGAGCAAGAGTCAATTCTTGAAGCGTTTGTTACTGAAAACTCAGGCACTTACACTTATGCAGAAATTGCTGAGCATTATCAAAATGGCGCATTTTCTCCTAAGTCAATACAGGGCAAGATACTCTCTATGGAGTTGACTGACCATGTAAAACCTGCTCCTATTAAGGAGACTGTACGCACTTATTCACCAGATGAAGAGACTACTTTCATCTCTATGGTGAATGACGGAGCATTTGTTGAAGCTATTGCTGATGCAATGGGACGCTCTGTAAACTCAGTACGCGGCAAGGCACTTAGCCTTCTTCGTTCTGGTGACATTTCTGCTATACCCAAGCAGGAGCACACCAAAGCAAACGGTAGTGCTGACCCACTTGCAGACATGGACGTAACTGACATGACTGTAGAGACCATTGCCGAAGAAATTGGCAAGACTACGCGTGGTGTAAAAACTATGCTTACTCGACGTGGCTTGACTGCTGCTGACTATGACGGAGCTGCAAAAGCTGCAAAAGCAGGCTAAGTTTCGTTGAACATACCTAGTGCGTTAATAAAGCAAGTGCTCGTGCTCCAAGACTTTGAAACTTGGAGCATGACGCACAAGCACTATCTTCCACCAGAATATCACACCCTATACCGTATCATAGACAAACACTGTGAGACCTTTCACAGAATGCCCACCATCGAGGATCTCGAGTTTGAGATTCGAGACAAAGTAACTCTTGACAAACTCCATGCAGTCAAAGGTATTGAAGTAGAAGCAGAGCCTCATATGCTTCTTGAGTACCTGAAAAACGAATACACACAGCAGGAAATATTGAAAGAGTTGCATAACTACGTTGATAACTCTATTGCATTTGAAAACGCAGAAGAAGCAATCGGACATCTACACGATATTGTACTCGATGTAGAAACGAAAGTAGATTTGCAAGATCCTTCTGAGAGTATGCAATCTATTACTTTGCACGAGAAAGATGAAGATATTGCAAAATATATTCCTCTTGGTCTCAATGCAGAGTATGATTATGATATACAGTTTTCTCCTCGCGATCTAGTGATGGTTGGTGGCAAGAGAGGCTCTGGTAAGTCTATCGTGTCTTGTAATATTGCTAACTCTGTTTACGAAGCTGGCAAGACTGCTATCTATTTTACTATTGAAATGGACAGTAGATCAATACTGCAAAGATGCTGTTCAATTGCAACCGAAGTACCTTTCTCCCGCATACGCACAAAGAATCTTAGTGTAGTAGAATGGGAGAAGGTTGCTGCTTGGTGGGCAGATCGTTTCATAAATGGTCAGTCCTCTTTGCTAAAGTATAAAACAGAACGCAACTTTGATAAGTTTCATGAGCATTTGAAAGTAAATGACTTCATCAAACCAGATCAACATATTGATGTGATATATGATCCTTCTCTTACAATCGCAAAGATAAAGGCAGAGTTGGATAAGAAAGTAAAAGTGGGAAATGTAGGTATTGTAATTGTAGATTACATAAACCAAGTCAAGCGTTCTGCAATGCCTTCACGTGCTGGTCAATATGATTGGGCAGAGCAGATAGAAGTTAGTAAAACTTTGAAAGCAATGGCACAAGAGTATGAAACTACAATCTTCTCTCCGTATCAAACAGATGCGAGTGGAGAAGCAAGGTTTGCAAAAGGTATACTCGATGCTGCAGATGCAGCGTACACAATCAATCCTTGGAGCCAAGAGGACGCCTGTCTTACACTCGACTGTGTAAAAATGAGATCAGCCGCAGAAAAGTCTTTCACTTCAACAATGAATTGGGAGACTCTAAAAATCGGACCAGACACAGCAATGAATCCGAAAGAGAAAGAGGCAACATCCCATGTGACAGGTGAAGAGATAAATGATATCTAAAAATAGTTCTTGACTTTTCAACTTAATCTTAGTATAATACTTATTCAAAACTCAAATAACAAGGAACATATATGATTGTTCAAGGCAGCTTACGGTATACAACCTGCGGGAGGAAAGTGAGTAGCAAGGCACAAAGAAAACGACGACAACAAGTTTGGCACTGGAAGAAAGCAGAACCTATGACAGAGCAAGAGCCGTTAGATTGGAAGCACAGCTATAGAAAAATATATCCTTCAGCTTCTCTCGGTGATCCGAACCCAGCAGAAACACAGAAAGCAAAACATTATACAAGCAGTCACACGGTAGCCCCTGCTTATAACAAAGGAGCCTACCAAGTTATTAGTAGAGAGAACATCAAAGATATCGGTAGATGAACGTAGAAGAATTATTAATTAAGCAAGATGTTCCGTATATTCCAAAGGGTGCAGACTTTGAGGTAAGTTGCCTCAATCCAGACCATCCTGATCGTAATCCTAGTATGAGGATTGATCGAATAACAGGTATATTCAACTGTTTCTCCTGTGAGTTTAAGGGAAATCTCTTTACATTGTTTGGTGAGAAGCCAAACCAGTTACAACTACAACGCGAAAAGCTTAAAAACTTAATTAAACAGAAGATGGCGGAAAGTACTGGTTTGGCTCTTCCTTCTCAAGCAACTCCTTATCGAGGAAACTGGAGAGGAATAAAACCAGAAACTTATGAACGATTCGAAGCATTTACAGATGCCGATCCTTTGTTTGTTTCTCGTATCAACTTTCCTGTTCGGGACATTACAGGAAAAGTTGTTGCGGTCAATGGCAGACATACAGGAACTGGAGTACCAAAATATATGATAACACCTGCGGGTGCAAAGATGCCTTTGTTTCCACAAGTTCTACCTCTCAACGGGTGCGTTATGCTTGTAGAGGGTATCTTTGATATGATAAACTTACATGACAAAGGTTTGACAAATGCAATGTGTTCTTTCGGAACAAAGAACATAAATGAAGAGAAGCTATCTGTACTGTCAATTGCAGGAGTATCACAACTAGATATATTCTTCGATGGAGATGATGCAGGACAGTCTGCTGCAGCAAAAGTAAAAGAAATGTGTGAGAGTATTGGACTCTCGTCTCGGAACATACATCTCAAAGATAAAGATCCGGGAGCACTCACAGAATCTCAAATATTAAAACTAAAGAGAAAATTATATGCCTAACGTCGCATTAGTAGAGACAAAACACAGTAAAACAGATTTTAAAACAGAGTTCGATCACAAGATTGAGTTTGATCAGTATCAACTTTGTTCGGATAGAAATATCAAAAAAGTATTGAAACGAGACGTGGATATACAAATGAATCCAGATGAGTACGACTGGGTGATACTCGTAGGGAGTGACGCTTTGAAGTATTATACCAAAGTAAACTCAGTCACAGAATATTCTGGAAAATTACTCGATGGTAAGTATTTACCTATAATTAATCCTTCGATGCTTGCATTTAAACCAGAAGCCAAGCCCACTTGGGAAAGTTCAAAAACTAATATACTCGACTATATTTCTGGACAGTTAGAAGATACAGTCGTAACTGATGAGCAAGCACGAGGCATACAAGATACGGAGGAAGCAAATGAATGGATACGTACTTGCATTGATGCTAAGCCAGCCTACATCGCACTCGACTCAGAAACCACCGGACTCTACCCTCGAGACGGCCATATGCTTGGGATTAGTCTTTGTTATGACGGGCATAATGGTGTGTACATTGATACAGAGTGTTTTAATGTAAGAACAGAAGTATTATTGCAATTACTGTTTAATCAAACAACAGTTGTATTTCACAATGCAAAGTTTGACATTGCATTCTTTGAGTATCACTTCAACTTTGAGTTTCCTCAGTTTGAAGACACGATGCTGCTACACTACCTTATCGATGAGGTTCCTGGAACACACGGATTAAAACAACTTGCAATGAAGTGGACTCCCTATGGAGACTACGAACAGCCTATGTACGAGTGGATTGCAGACTATTGTAAACGTACAGGCACACTTAAAAGCAACTTTACTTGGGATACAATTCCCTTTGACATTATGAAAACTTATGCTGCAATGGATGCAGTGGTAACTTATATAGTGTACGAGAAAGTTGTAAGAATAAAAAAGAATAAACAGCTAGAGAAAGTATACAATAATATACTCATTCCTGGCACTCGATTTCTAATGGATATTCAAGATAATGGTGTACCTTTTAATAAGGAGAGGTTATATGGTGCACAAGAGCTCATGCAAGATGAGATTGATAAGTCAGTACAAGATTTATATTCTCATCCTGAAGTAGCCCAATTCGAGAAAATAAATGGAAAAGACTTTAATGCTAATAGCACTGTGCAGCTTCGTCAGTTGTTCTTTGATTTCTTGGGCCTTGTACCGACTGGAAAAAAGACAGGCACTGGCGCAGACAGCACAGATGCAGAGGTACTGGCAGAACTTGGAAAGCAATCCCCTGTTCCTGCACTCATCTCCAATATACGAAAAAACTCAAAAATTAAAAACACCTATCTCGACAAGATCATACCGCAACTTGACATGGACTCTCGTCTGCGCACAGGCTTTAACTTGCACGGCACTACTAGCGGTCGGTTGTCTTCTAGCGGCAAACTTAATATGCAACAACTGCCTCGGGATAATCCAATAGTCAAAGGGTGTATTAAAGCTGCAGAGGGACACAAGATAGTTGCAATGGATTTAACTACTGCAGAAGTTTATGTGGCGGCTGTGTTGGCGAGCGACGAGAATCTACAAAACGTTTTTCGAGAGGGAGGTAACTTTCATTCGCAAATTGCGAAGAGAGTATTTAACCTACCATGCAAAGCAGAAGAGGTAGCAGAGCTTTATACAACACAAAGACAAGCCGCCAAAGCAGTAACCTTTGGTATTATGTATGGTGCAGGACCGAAGAAGATCAGTGAGCAAGTTACAAAAGACAGTGGCAAATTGTTCAGTCAACAAGAAGCTGCAAGCGTTATCAGTGACTACTTCAAACAGTTCTATGCACTCAAAGAGTGGATTGAAAACAATCAAAAATTCATAGCACAAAATGGTTTTGTTTACAGCTATTTTGGAAGAAAAAGGAGATTACCCAATGTCGCCAGCACAGATAAAGGCATCAAGAGTCATAGCATTCGCTCTGGTCTTAATTTTTTGGTCCAGTCTACCGCTTCTGACGTCAATCTTCTCGGGGCAATAGAGATGAACAAGCATATACAAAAGGGAGGATTCAAGTCTAGAATCTTTGCTCTTGTGCATGACTCTATACTCGCAGAAGTTCCATTTCAAGAAGTTGATTACTATTGCGAAGCTCTGCAAGATTATATACAAAAAGACAGAGGCATTAGTATTCCTGGAACACCTATCGGTTGTGACTTTGAGATAGGTGATGATTATTCAATGGGTAAGTACGATAAACAATATGGTAATCACGTATAATACAAGCGATAAAATTACTTTTCCAGTCTTTCCTCTAATCAGTAGTAACTACGTTGTTGCTGACGGTTTAGTTACTATTGACGGACTGCTTGTTGACGATCACAACATGGAAGGAGAAAGTTTGGGCAGACGTAGACTCATGACTCCCTACGAAAACCTCTTTCCACTGAAACGTAGTGTCAATACTTTAGTTGGACTCATAAAGCGTAGTAAATCATTTTATATTGATTCTACTGGTCTTATTTTTACTTATGAAAAAACTAAGTGGGTACGACTAAAATACAGAAAAATAGCAAAGATAGTACCAAAGGACAGGGCATCTTTGCTATTTATACATCGATGGAAGCCTTCCTTTGTCATACCGCGACCTCCTCCAGATGAAGTACGGTATGTAGGAATCTTGCATTTACATGAAGAACCTTGGTTGTTATATGACTATGCAACAACCCAGCTCAAGGATACGAGGCGAAAAATATAGTGGCAAAAAAATCAAAGACTATCAACGGCTCAGGCCTAGAAATACAACAAATAGAACCCCTTACACGAAATCAGTTAGCAGCATTTGAATCAGAAAGCCATTTAGTGCTCTTCGGGGTTGCAGGAACAGGAAAAACTTTTGTTGGATGTTATCTTGCTTTTGATGACATGGCAAAGAAAGAGTATGAAAAGCTAGTAATTATTCGAAGTGCAGTTCCTACCCGAGACATAGGATTTCTTCCAGGAACTGAAAAAGAAAAGGCATCAGTGTACGAAGAACCTTACAAAGATATAGCAGTAGATATCTTTGGCAGAGGAGATGCATATCAGATTCTCAAAGCAAAAGGTTTAGTAGAGTTTATGACAACTTCTTATATAAGAGGAATAACTTTACGAGATGCTGTAATTATAATTGATGAGTGTCAAAATATGTCTTTTCATGAGCTAGACTCAATCATTACAAGAGTAGGAAGAAACTGCCGAGTCATTCTTGCAGGAGACTTTGGTCAGTCGGATCTAAAGAACAATGGAATGGGTGATTTTCTAGCCGTACTCGAATGGATGAATGAATTTCATTTTATTGAGTTTGGAGTCGAAGATATAGTAAGAAGTGAGTTTGTAAAAAGTTACATAACTGCAAAACACGATTTAGATAACAATTCTTGACAACAACCCAAAAAAAGAGTATAATAGTCCCATGAATTTATTTTACTTAGATGAAGATTTAGATCGATGTGCTGAGTATCATGTCGACAAACATATTGTAAAGATGCCACTTGAAGCAGCACAGATACTGTCTACAGCACTGTGGGTTGATCAACATCTTGGGTTTATACCAAGAGCACTTGAGAAGAGCGAAAGAGACTACATCAATACAATCAAGAAAGAAATACAGCACCTGCCTCAAGAAGCTCGTCCTATTTCTCCATATCTGCCAATGATGTACAATCATCCTTGCACGATTTGGGCAAGATCATCTCTTGATAACTACGAGTGGACATTCTGCTATGCAAATGCTCTCGGAGATGAATACACATATCGATATGGTAAAGTGCACAAATCGGTAGAAGTAATTAATCGATTGCCTTTACCACAAAGAATGGAACGTCTTGGATTTACCACGTTCGGACTGGCAATGCCAGATGAGTTGAAAGACTATGAGAATCCAGTTCAATCATATCGAGACTACTATCACCTCGATAAAGCAACCTTTGCAAGTTGGAAGTATCGAGAGAAGCCGTCTTGGTGGAACGAAGACTACGCTGACTACGAAAAGAGAATCACAGCATGAATTTGTTCAGTGAAAGCAGTCCTAAGTAATCGTATTTACATGGACTGTAGTCCTGATGTGCAAGATAAGATTGATAAAGAATTAACTTATTTAATCCCTTCACACAAACCTACAGACCCTCCTCAGGTGATTGCTAACATGGCAATCATACGTAGTGGTCTAATTTCTATTCCGATAGGAAGAACTGATCTCATACCGAGAGGATATGAGATAAAGGATAAACGCAATTTAATTCCAGTAGACTTTCCAGAGTTTAAATTTGATTTGAGACCCAGCCAACAAAAAGTTTACGATGAAATTGAAGATAATGCAATTATTAATGCGTGGGTTAGTTGGGGGAAAACTTTCACAGGCTTAGCGATTGCAAGCAAGTTAAAACAAAAAACATTAATTGTAACGCATACAGTCCCGCTAAGAAACCAGTGGGTAAAAGAAGTAGAGAAAGTATTTGAAATCAGTAGTGGTATTATTGGGAGCGGTAGTTGGGATTGCTCTGGGCCTATTGTTGTGGGAAATACCCAGACTCTGTACCGTAATATTGAAAAAATTAAAAAAACTTTTGGAACAATTATTCTCGATGAGATGCACCACGTCAGCAGTCCTACTTTCAGTCGTATTATTGATAGTAGTTTTGCTAGGTATAAAATTGGGTTATCAGGAACTATCGAAAGAAAAGACGGTAAACATGTCGTCTTTCGAGATTATTTTGGACACAATGTAATTAAACCACCAAAAGAAAACTACATGGTTCCAACCATTCATGTAGTGCCTTCGGGTATAAGGTTCATGGACGGGACTAGAATACCTTGGGCAAACAGAGTTACAGCATTGACACAGAATGAAGAGTATATGCATACTGTATCCATGCTGGCAGCGGCCTACGCCGCAAGAGGGCATAAAGTATTAGTAGTCAGTGACCGAGTTCAGTTTCTAAAAAATTGTGCTCAACTCACAGGAGATGATACAATATGCGTAACAGGAGAGGTTCCACACGAAGAAAGAGAGTCGCTAACAAATCAAATACTGCATGGAACAAAAAATGTTTTATTTGGAACACAGGCAATCTTCTCAGAGGGCATCTCGATTGATAATTTAAGTTGCTTGATACTTGGTACTCCTATAAATAATGAACCGCTTTTAACACAGCTTATAGGCCGAGTAATACGAAAGCAAGAAAAGAAACTAAGCCCTGTTGTTGTAGATATTCATTTGCTTGGAAATACTGCAAAAAGACAAGCAAGCAATAGAGTTGGATACTACATGAAGCAGGGTTGGGAAATGAAGTACATTTAAAAAATACTTCTTGACAAAAATATTAAATATTGGTATAATATATGTTACTTTTTGACTGGAGCAAAGTCTACGAAGTCGCGGAGGGAAATATCTTTACGTGTAATCAAATTATGGAAATGATTATAAAGAAGAAAGTACCTCGAAACAAGTTCGATCCACTATACAAGTTCTCAAATGTGAACTTTGTGGGACGTTCTTTTTTGGTTCATCCTGACGTACTTCTTTACAATGCTCATCGGTATGATCAAAGAGACGTATCTATATATTACGCACTAGCAGCAATGCGTAATATAGCAGATTATAGAGCAACAAAAAAGATAACACTAGATCTACTGAAAGTACCTGTAGAACTAGACACAATTAACGATAACAAACTACTTCGTATAGATCGTAAGAATGTAAACTTTGTATATGAAGAAGTTCCTAGGGAGAGTATACACTAATGGCTATATCATTTAATAAGCAGAAGGGCTCTGCTCAAAAGTCCTCAATAAACAGTTTTCAGTATCGTGATGGAGACATGGAGTTTCGTCTGGTCGGAGACATTCTTGCTCGGTACGTATACTGGGTAAAAGGTGAAAACGACAAGGACATTCCTCTTGAGTGTCTGTCATTTGACCGAAACGAAGAGCGTTTCAACAACAAAGAAAGAGATTGGGTTCGTGAGTACTACCCCGATCTTAAGTGTGGCTGGAGCTATGCTACTCAGTGCATCGATGGTGGTGCAGTAAAAGTTGTAAACCTAAAGAAGAAGCTGTGGGAGCAGATTATTACTGCTGCAGAAGATTTAGGAGATCCAACTGATCCCGTAAGTGGCTGGGATGTAAAGTTCAAGCGAGTAAAGACTGGTCCTCTACCTTACAATGTAGAGTATCAATTACAGGTACTCAAGTGCAAGCATCGAGCACTATCAGAAGATGAAATGGAGTTAATAAGCGACTTGAAATCTATGGATGATGTTATGACTCGTCCTACTCCTGATGCACAGAAGGAGTTGCTTGATCGGATTCGTGGAACAAAGTCCGAAAATGTAGATGAAGAACTGGAAGCCGAATTCTCTTGATTTTATTTACTGCTGACTGGCACCTTAAACTGGGACAGAAAAATGTTCCTCATCTATGGGCTATGGAACGTTATCAAACATTCTTTGAAAACGTACATGATCTCGAAGATGAAGTTGACTTGCATATAATTGGAGGCGATCTTTTTGATCGTCTTCCAACTATGCCAGAGCTTCAACTTTATTTTGAGTTCATATCGAATGCGTCAGTAAATACAATAATTTTTGATGGAAATCACGAAGCAACAAGAAAAAATAAAACTTTTTTTACAAATCTAAAAGAAGCAACAGAGAAGATAAATCCTTTGGTGCAGATAGTAGACAGTCTATATGAAACAGAAACATTCACAATACTTCCATACTGTGAATTACACAGAAAAACTGTTTTTAATGAAATAGATAAAAGCAAGCCTTTGTTTACTCATGTGCGTGGAGAGATTCCTCCTCATGTAAAACCAGAGATTGATCTTGATTTACTAGCTTCTTTTCCTGTTGTGTTCGCAGGCGATCTTCATGCACATAGCAACTGCCAGAGAAACATTGTGTACCCTGGAAGTCCAATGACTACATCTTTTCATCGTAACGAAGTAGATACAGGATACATTTTGATTCACGAAGATACAGAAGACTGGGCTTGGGAGTATAACAGTTTTAAACTTCCACAGTTGATAAGAAAAACCGTAACAGATCCAAATGATATGGTTCCTACGGACTTTCATCACACAATTTATGAGCTGGAAGGTGACATACAAGACTTGGCAGCAGTAAAAAATTCAGAGTTACTTGACAAGAAAGTAGTTATACGAACAAGTGATGCGTCTTTAGTTCTTGACAAAGAGATGACAATTGCTGAAGAACTGCATAAATACTTAAGTAGTATATTGGAAATACCAGAAGAAAAAATACCTGACATAATAGGACTGTTTAATGATTACACTTCAAAAATTGAAATGGGATAACTGTTTCAGCTATGGTGAGGGTAATGAGTTAGACTTAAGTTCCACAACCCTTACCCAAATCATAGGAACAAACGGCACAGGAAAATCTTCTATTCCATTGATTATAGAAGAAGCTCTTTTTAACAAAAACTCAAAAGGAATTAAAAAAGCAGACATTGCTAATCGTTATGTAAATAATGGTTATACAATATATCTTTCGTTTACAAAAGACGATCTTCTGTATGAAGTAGTTGTAAACAGAAAAAGTTCTGTAAAACTAAAGCTACTACAAGAAGGTGAAGATATATCTAGTCATACTGCTACAAATACGTATCGCACTCTTCAGAATATTTTAGGAGTTGATTTTAAAACATTTTCTCAGTTAGTGTATCAAAGTACGAATACTAGTTTACAGTTTTTAACGGCTACTGATGCTAATCGTAAAAAGTTTCTTATTGATCTTTTACACTTAGAAAAGTATGTTGACTTATTTGAAATTTTCAAAAATGCTCATAGATCAGCAGTCAATGATAGGTCAACTCTTTCGGGCAAGTTATCAACTGTAGTAAAATGGTTAGAAAATAATATTTTAGAAGATACCAATATACTTCCAATGCTAAATTTAGAAATTGATACATCTGAAAACGAA